TTAAGGATGTCATTCGTAAAGAAGTTTCTGATATGACTGATTTAGAAGTTGTTGAAGTTAATGTTACAGTTGTTGATATTAAAACAAAAGAACAACAAAAAGATGATGAAAAAAGTTTACAAGATCGTGTGGTTGGCGCAGCTCAAACAACAGGGAAATTTACATCTGATCAAGTAGATAAAGTAAAAGAAAAAGTTGATGACATGGGCGATGATGCTCGTGTAAAATAAGAATCAATTTAACAAAAAAACTGACAAGATGTCAGTTTTTTTGTTACTTTCAAGAAAATTTTACTTTAAATAGAAAACGGTTAAGTATTATATATAGTACAAAAGAATCATGAAAAGAGAGTGTTTTTAAGAAATTTAAGGAAAATCATCTGACGAAAGTCATTGACAGTCATTGACTACTAAGGGTATAATAGCTCTGTATCACAACAAATCCCTAGAATCCCTTATATAAAGGGATTTCAGTTGTCATTATATTAGTTAGTTACGTTTTTAGTTACGTTCGGGAAAAAACTCGAAAAATCATAGTACTTTAAGTATATTAGCGAACTTTTCAGCAGTTTCTTTCTTTTTCTCTTTAGCAAGATGACTGTACAAATTCATTGTGATCGAATAGTCTGCATGTCCTAATCTCATTTGAATTTCTTTAGGATTTACATCATTGTTCATTAGTAGGCTTGCGTGAGTGTGACGGAAACCATGAAAACCTATGTTAGGAACTTTTGCTTTTTTAAAGTGACGAACTAAGTGCTGTCTTTCGAGTTCGTAAGTTCTCGTTTTTTGATGATATGAGAAGACTAGAGAATCTTGCAAAGATATAGCACCGTCATTTTGTTGTTTTCTCCACTCTTTCAACATTGAAATTGTCTCGCTATCTACAGAAACTAAACGATTGCTTTCTTTTGTTTTTGCACTATCTTGTATCTCATTGCTGTATTGTATGAGTGTCTTAGATACACTAACGGTATTATTGACAAAATCAATATCAGACCATGATAAGGCTAAAGCCTCACAGATACGCAAACCAGTAGCAAGTAAAAGCCTGTATAGAGTAGCGCTCTTTTTATTTGTTGTGGTTGACTGTAACGAGTCAAGGTAAGCCAAGAAACGTTTAAGTTCATCATTATTAAAATACTTTATTTTTTTGACTGTTCTTGTCTTGAGTTTTGGTGAAAATACTTTTATAGCTGGATTGTCTGAGATAACACCTAATTGCATACCATAATCAAGAATACGTTTGATGATATTGAGTAACAGCTTATAATCTTTGCTTTTTCCCTTTTCACGATTACCGTTAACTATTTCAGCAGTATTGGCATTTCTAGCCCAGTCATTAACAATATTTTGCAATAGTATAGTTGTAATTTTCTCAACTTTATAGTTTCCAATCGCTGGCAAAATATAATTTTTTAAAAAATTACTATTGATTCTGATAGTATTTGCTTTTACTGTCAATTTATAAGAATCAAACCAACTAGTGGCTAAGGCATTAAAATTGTCAAATGAAACTTTTTCTCTTGCAACAGTAGAGCCATTTTTGATAAACTTATTCATAGCTTGGTGAGCTTTATTCTCGCACGTTTTACGGTTCTTGGCTGTAACCGTAGTGCGTACTTGCTTACCTGTTAGGCTATCTACACCAAGATAGACATTTACTTTATAGACGGTTGTACCGTCTTTTTTTTTGACTTCTTTAATATTCATTTTTTTCTCCTGTTCTATTGTCGGGCAAGACATGATTAAGGAGAAAGCAATAGTATCAAAGTTTTATTTATTCAAATTCCATATCATCAATACCATCAGTGAAATTTTCTAAAAACTCGTACTCGTTCATGAAGTTTATCCAGTAAGACACTTGCTCTTCATGATTATGAAAGCGAGGCTTGTTTTCTGCATTTTTAATTCCTTCTGCCACATTGGTAAAAGCACCGCTTATGTTCATATCCCACATTTTGTTAGCTTCTTTTTCAATGCGGGAATCAGGCCATTTAGCAGCTGGTTTTCTACTGGCGTTTTTATCTAGCAAGTAAACTGTGGCTTTTTCCAAAAACTTACCTTGGGCACGAGTGTTTTCTTCAACATACTTTCTAAATTCTGTGTAATCCATTTTTCACCCCTTACTATAAACAGTGGCTATGTAGTTGAGGTTGACCGATTATTTCATCAAACACCTCAACAACCAATCCATAATGACGTTTTTCTAACTCAAAATATTCAATAAATTTATCATAATCAATAACATCCGGTTCCCAATCGAACTGAGCAAGCCATTCATCGGCTCTATGTTCAATCATATAGCGGTCGGCTTCTCTTTCCTGCCTTCTGTCCCAACCAGAAGAACGACAATCAAGATGTCTATGTCCAAAGGAAACGTGCCCTATTTCGTGAAGTAATATATTCTGAGTTACCTTTTCACTATTGAATATATCAATAAAAATATAAGCTGTTCCTCTAATATTAAATTTCATTCCATCTTTAAGATGAGGGTAATCTGAAGGATTATAGTATTTTATTTTTAGTCCGAGTTCTGAAAGCAACTCCTTTATAACTGACATATATTTTACCCCCTGCCATGGTCTTCTTCCCATGTTTCACGGAGCAAATGTTTATAAAGTTCTTTTTCTCTATCTGTCAGAGGCACTCCATCAAAAGCTACAGCTTCGTCAACAGCCTCTTGAAGCTCTTCGTCAGTAAGCGGAGAATTTATATCAAAAAGAGGAGTAACTTTTGGTTTTGGTTTAACAGCTCTTTTAGCCTTTTCTTGCTCTTCCAATTGAGAAGAAGCAGTATCGAGGACTACTTTTTGCCTTGGCTCTTCCAATTTTTTCATAACTGTAATAGTTTCTTCTATAGTTTCAGAATCATTTTCTGATTCGCGCGGTTCAATCATTGGAACGTCATAGCCCATTAACCACGGCTCACTAACTCCCAAAGTTTGAGATAGTAATATCAATTTTTGTTGATCGGGGTTAGATTTTCCGTTTACATAATTAGATAAATGAGTTTTTGACATTTTTATACCCAATTTATCTTGAAAAGGTTTAGATTTTTCAAGTATATCAACTTGTCTTAATCCTCGATCGTTCATTATTTTCTTTAATCTTATTTGAGAGTTTTCTTTTTTCATGAACTTATTATAAAACATTTATAAAAAAAGTTCAAATTTTTTATACTTTTCCCTTGACAATTATTTCTCAAATGATATAATGAAATCATAAAGTTCAAAATATTTGGACTCAGTGTCAAACAAGCGAACAATCATGGAGCATTCAGTACGGCAGACGGAACAGGCTCAAATGACGGTACACGACGTATCCACCGCGACGTAAGTAGCAAGTTTGGCAAATAAAAAATATCAGGAGAAATTATGGAGAGTTTACAAATCCTAATTGGGTTGTTAAAGAATTAGAAACAGCAAGTATTGGTTCGCACGGTAATTGTCCTAGATTCCTTAGAGGATTTGACAGTTATTCTAAAGAATTTCAAAGTTTTTGGTTGAATAACTATGATATCTGTAATGCATGGTTAAATCCTTTGACACGAAAATTTGTAGAAGTTATTTAAAATAAAAAGCCCCAGAGGGGCGGAAAGGTGATTAGATGACAATAATTATTTCTATTCTAAGTATATGTGTAATAATTCTATGCATACTAGAAATAGTATCTTTACTTATAGAACGCAAAGTACCTACACAAATAATAAAATCTTGTAAAGATAGGCATTTAAGATAAGGTTATTATTGTATGAAGTTTAACAATATTTTGCTCAGGGACTTCCAACTGATAAACTTGGTTGCCAGAAATTTCTTGAATAAAATATTGGCCAATGATTTGATCATCAAAAAGACCTCCCATTTCACCATATAGAACAACGATTTCTTTACCATTATATTCAGTGAAGAATGATTTATTTGGTAATATATGTTGAAAATGTTGTGAGTAAGGGCGCCCGTCTACAATTAAATTATCAATAGTTTGCCATCGTAGTTCTTTGTCTATTGTTAGATTACATAGTTGATCAATTATTTCATTATACATTATTGCGACCTTTCTAAATAGAGAAAATACTATAGAGCCTATTAAACGGTTCTATAAAGTTAATAAACTCAATTTCAGCATTATTTTTTAATGATTTTATACCTTTGATTGAAGAAGATATTTTCTTGTTTTTTGAGCATAGATAAGGGTACTTGCTTTCGAACTCTACAACTAGACTAATGGTTTGGGTTACAATATCTTCAGGAATAACATCTCTCCTGTCATCTATTTTATCTAAAATTAACTTTATTCCCTGAAGTTTACCAATATATTGGCTTTTGTGTATCTCAAAACTAGTAAACTCCTTTGATTCCTTTAGTTTATTTTTTGTTGATCTAGCAAAAAAGAATGTGAATATAGTAAGAATAAAGCCTAATGGTGCAGTGATATTATTAAAAATATTTAAAAAATCCATCAAGTCCATAAAATCTCCTTTTAAAAATTATTATACCATTTATTAACAAGGATTAGATTTATAAGTTAGATTATTCTGGGAAGACTGGCGAACAGGTTCGATTCCTGAACTTCCCTTACTGCGTATGCAGAAATTTAATAAACAGAAAGGATGTATCATGACTATTGATTATTCTAAATTGAAAGGTCGCATTAAAGAAAAGTATGGTAGTCAGCAAGATTTTGCAAAGGCTATCGGTTTATCAGAAAAAATCATTTCTGATAAACTTAACAATAAATCATACTGGAAGCAATCAGATATCGATGCCGCTACAGAACTTCTTGGTATTAAAAAAGAAGACATTGGTATTTATTTTTTTAATAAAAAAGTCCAAAAAATTTGAACTTTATAAAAAAGAAAGGATTTAAACATGAACGAATTACAAAATTTCACAAATGGAATTTTCAATCTTGACGTTAAAGTCGAGGGAGAAGAAGTTCTATTTAGTGCAGAACAAGTCGCAAAATCGTTAGGTTTAACTCAAAAGCAAAATAAGAGTGGAAAGATTTACGAGAGCATTCGCTGGGAAACTATTAATAAATATCTTCCCCAACTTTCTGGGGAAATTGAAAAAGGCTCATTCATCAGTGAACCTATGGTATACAAACTTGCATTCAAAGCAAACAATGCTGTATCTGAAAAATTCACAGATTGGTTGGCTGTTGAAGTCCTCCCAACAATCCGCAAGCACGGAGCGTATATGACGGATGCGAAAGCACAAGATGTTATTTCTGGTAACGGTTTGGCTGATTTACTACTTCAAGCAGGTAATCAGATTAAGCAACTTGAACTAGAAAAAAGCCAAATGAAACCAAAAGCATTATTCGCTGATAGTGTTTCAGCTTCCGAAAACACGATTCTCATTCGAGATTTAGCGAAAATCCTGAAACAAAATGGAATTGATATCGGAGAGAAACGATTATTTACTTGGCTTAGAGATAACGGATACCTCGTTAAAAAAATTGGTAGCGATTATAACTCACCAACTCAACGTTCGATGAATTTAGGTATTTTAGAGTTTACCGAAAACACTCATGTTCATAATAGTGGGAAGATCACCGTAACCAAAACGCCCAAAGTAACAGGCAAAGGTCAAATCTATTTTGTAAACAAATTTTTACAAGATTTAGCTAGTTAGAAAGGAGAAGCTATGGGAGAACGATATGATCCAATGGCTGCGTATCTAGCCAATGGCGTCCTAGAAGAATTTCGTAAGATGACGAATGAATGGCTGAAATTCCAAAAGGAGCTGTTCAAATATGAAAGTAAGACCGGAGAAATCAGGCAGACTGATTTGTTGAAAGAATTCCACATGTCATCAGATACGCTGAAAAAGTGGAGAGAAAACGGATTACCTTCAATAAATCGAGGTGGTTCAGTCTTCTATCTCTTGGAAGATTTACATGATTTTTATTACTAAATTGTCGGGCAAGACATGATTAAGGAGAAAACGACTACCTCCACATACCAAGTTAATTTATTAAATGCGGTGCTCCGCTAGAAAAGAGAAATTTATGGAAAATGTAAATATCAAAGTTGAAATTGAAGCGGAAGGGCTTGAAGAATTAAAAAACCTATCCCAAAAATTAACGGAACAGGCATCGGAAATAGTAGATACTATTCATAAAATTAATAGTGTCCAATTAGAGTTGAAACTTAATCAATAAGAGAAAGTATTTCAAAATCATAATCATTATCTACGAGATAGAAATCATAGCTTTCTTCACTATCTAAAAATCGAACATTATAAAGTATATGCTTGAATTCACTTTTGATAGCTTCTCGTTCTTGAACAAAATTACTTAAAATTTGTAAAGCAAAAAGAGGAGTGTTAACCCAGCTAGGATTATCGTAGCTAATTGTAGAAGCTACAAAATGGTCGAAGTAAGAATTATAAATATCATCAAAACGATATTCTTTATGATATCCCACCCATGTTCCACGAGTATAGAATTTAATTGGAGAACCTTGCTCATCATAATTTATAAATTTAGCTGTAGCAAGCCTACCATTTAAATTAAAAACAATATTTTTATTAATTTTTAATCTCTTAAAAAGATATTCCAAATCTTGGACTTGTGAAAATTTCATCACTCATACCTCCTTTCCATAAAACTAAGCAAATACCGCAAATATCTGCTCACAGTAATTATAGCACTCGGAGGATTAAAACGCATACATAGAAAGGCAAATAATGCACACACAAATTATTAATGGACGAGAAGTCCTGACAGTTCCAACAGTCATTGGATATAAGCATTATGACTTAGAAAAAAGAGAAGTAGTTGGAGAATTTATTGAATCTACTTATCGAAGGAAAGACGGAACAATGTACATTATCCGCAGATCACGAACAGAACGAGAAAAAGCTGCTATGCTCAATTCGTGCTTGTCTGACTGGGGATATTAGTATGATCAAACAACAAAAAAGCCCTGCATGGCACGCAGAGCAAGTAGGAAATTCGCCAAAACTTCTACTTAAATTATACCACGAATGCCTAGAAATTTGAAATGGAGAATTTAAATGGACAAAGAAAATATGATAAGTCAGAAATTAAGAACCTTACTGGCAGAAAAAAATATGAGAGCTTCAAATCTAGCTAAAGAAACTGGTATTGCACAATCAACTCTTTCTATGATTACTAGTGGGAAAAGTAAAAGCATCCAGTTCGATACTATCGAAAAAATTTGTATTGGTTTAGATATACAACCAAGCGAACTATTCGCTAAATGTAAAAAATAATAAACGGAGAATTTAAATGAGCATTGATGAAAATACTAATTTAACTAAAACAGTGACAATCCCAATCGAAGAATATAAAGGACTGATTGAACGCAAGTCTTTTATTAATCCTAAAAAAGTAGCTAGAGAAAAAACTCCTTGGGAAGAGTTGGATGAAGAAGTTCAAGAATTCTTTACCTCACCAACTGGCCGCATGCATCTTAAATGCTTAAATGCAATCGTAACTGGTCTATCTTGTACAAGTCTTTATAAAACTTGGCGGACAATGGTAACTCTTCATTCTGGTTCATATACAAGATGGTACACAAATCAGGATGTCGATACTGCTAGAGAGATTTTCGAAGAAATGAAAGCATGTATTAGATAGAAACGGAGAACATTATGGACTTACAACTTATACCAGTAGACGGAGATGGACAAAGGGTTGACTTGAATCCATCAGCTATAAAAGATATGGACAATGTCACACTTACAGAATTCTTATCTCAGGCAAAGATTATAGCTGACCTTTATAAAAAAGGTGAAACTGAGGTTAAAAAGCGGCTTGATGAAGGTCAACAATTTAATCGTTTGAGTTATGGTAAAGCAGCACAACAAAAGGTTTTAACCATGACTAATAAACAGAAATATGACTTAGTTAAAGCTCATGGTTGGGATTGTGTAGAGCCAATTACTTTAACTAAACTCAAGAGCAAGTTTGGAGATGGAATCGAACAAGAGCTTGAGCAGTCCATTGTTTATAAAGATAAGAAAGCACCTCTTAAATGGGATGCGTGAGGTTCGATAAATGAAAATTACAAAAGCAACTGATATCAGTAGAACTCAATATTGGCGAGTATTGCTTTATGGTAAACCTGGACTTGGAAAAACTTCTGCAGTAAAGGGATTAACTGGTAGAACATTAGTTTTATCTCTTGATAACTCCCATAAAGTATTAAGTGGTATTCCAAATATTGATGTGAGAACAATTGATGATGAAGGATTAGAATCGTTTAACAGGAACGAACCGATCGAAGATATCAATATTTTTCTAAAAGAACTTGATGTCGTCATAGGTGATTACGATAACTTGGTCATTGATAATGTGACGAGTTTTCAATCAGACTGGCTTATTGAACGAGGGAGAAGCTCAAAAGGTGGTATTCGTAACGAAATCCAAGACTATGGGGATTGGACGAATTATTTCTTGAGAATAATGACCAAAATTTATGGACTCCCAATAAATGTCTATGTTACGGCTTGGGAAGACACTCAAGAAATTTCACTTGAAGATGGTCGAGTAATCACCCAGTTTGTTCCAAAAATAAGAAAGCAAGTATTAAGTGAATTGCTTGGTTGGACGGATGTAGTAGGTCGGATTAAAGTAAACCCAAATACTGGAAATCGTGGAGCAATTTTAGAAGGTAACGATGGTGTTTACGCTAAAAACAGAATTGACAGTCGAACAGCTTGTCCGATTGATGAATTATTTAAATTTGAAGGAGAAAAATAATGCAATATAACAGAAATAACGTAAGTAGTCTTGGTGG